TTAGAGGGTGAAAAGGGCAAAAGAAGGGGACATAGCAGATATGGACGTAGTGGTGGTGGAGGATTCCCAAGAGATATACTAGAATCTAAAACAGCCCCAAGAGGATTACTTGGGCCAAGGAAAAGGAAATACTAATGCCATATCATTATAAACAATATAAGAAAGGAACTCCTAAGAGGAAGAAAGCTGAGAAGGAGCATAGGGCTGCTATGGCGAAAAAGAGAAAGAAGAAAGGCTAGTCATGGCAGTAACACCAGAACAGGCTAATGGGGCTGGAGATGTTTTAACAGATGAAGCTACAAGGGCTGCCTTAAAAGCGCTAGACCCTAGATATTATAATCAGTATTATATGCTTCCATCTCGTATATCACATACTGATATACCATTTGGGGCAACGTCAAGTTCCCCAGGGATGACGGATATATATCATGGTTCTCGTACATCGACGGGGTACGGTCTTCCTCCAGTTAGTCAGGTAGGATTTGAGACAGGGCCGACCGAGGCTAGAATATTATCTGGTAATGCTCCTTATGTATATGCAACTACAGAACCTGATATTAGTCAGATGTTGGCTGAACGTGAAGGAAGAGCCGGTACAGTTATCAAGGGTCAACTACCAACTGAATCCCTTAGAGGAGCGATATCGACAGTTCCTGGGGCGTTTGGTGGAGATCCAAGGTATCCAGGTTATAAGCCTGAGACAGAAGCATTTATACGTTCGAGAGGATTTGATCCCAGGATGCCTGAGACTGAACTCCTCCTAACGCCAGAAGAAGCTAATAAAGCATTTGGCTTTACAGAAGGAACGGCCAAGGCTGAACCGAGGGCTAGGGTTGGTTTTCTTGATCTTGGGCAAACAGCCCGACAACAAGTAGCGGGTGCAAGGGTTCCACTCTATGATGCGTTGATGTCTTCGTTACCCAGAGGAAAGGATCCTCTCACGAATATTCTTGGAGTGGAAAAGGAATACATAGGAGGATTAAAAGACTTTCTTCCAGGGATAAAACAGAAAGCTATAACAGCGGCTGGTAAGTTAGCTAGATTTGCTGGGCCAGCATCTATACCTCTTGACCTGATTGCGGCTAATCAATACTTCGGTAAAGATCAGCCAGCCAGAGGTGTAGCAGCATTAGCATCAACTGTTTTCCCCCCAGCTATATTGGCTGAGTTAGGTCTTAGTGCTGGTGCAAGTATACAGGATGCAGCAAGACAGGCTGGAGAGTATCTAACTTCCCCAGATCAGGAGATCAGAGCAGAAGATCGTACACTAACTAATCAGATGGCTGACTATATTGCAGCTAGAGATAATAATATGGCAGTAACACCAGCACAAGCAACCGCCACAACTGATGCCCTTGCAGGTCAGGTGCCAGTGGGTGGGCCACTACTTCCTGAACAGCCGTTTGTTCGAGGTTCGCTTGGTGGGCCAGTTGTTGGCCCAGATACTGGTGGTTATTCTAGGACGTACCTTGATCGTTATGGTGGTACAGTTCCAGGTGCTTGGGATGCACAGTTTCGACGGGATGCTCCAACTCATCTATTCGAGTCTGGTAATTTTGATCTTGGCAGTATAGAGGCCCTGAAAGCACATCCAATTGGATGGAACAGGCCAGATCAGGGTGGCTATACTGGTGTCAGTTACTATGATACTTATAGAGGCGGTGGAGACTTACCGCCAGAATTTGAAATACCAGGAAAGCTCCCTGGTTATTTGGGCAGAATAGTAGCACCCAGGATTATACAACAGTTGTCTGGTATACCGGCAACTGATGGGACTAGAAGTTCTGCTATATTAGATGCTCTTGCTACAAGGGCTGAGTATGATCCTCCTACTGAAGATATTGAAGCAGGGCTAATGATGGGTCGTTTAGCAAACCAGGGTTTAATTAGTGAAGAACAGGGCCAACGCTTTTCTGATGTATATGGAAATGTGCGGGGTGAAAACCTTGATGTACAATATACTGATAGTTTCCCAACTCAGGCTACTATAACTGAAGAGTTGTCTGAGTTTCCTTCATGGGTTCCTTTCTTTGGTGGTGATCCGATAGGATCTATAGAGGGAACTGTATTACCTAGTGTTCCAGTAACCCCTCAAACACTTCCTGTAAATCAAATGGCATCAGATGTTCAACAGGCATTGGCTGCGGCAAAACCTAGGCCAAGGGGTATGCCTTCACCTGCTGTAACACCACAGTTACAGGCTCTTACTGAACTAGCGCAAACTGATCCCACTATTGCTGCTAGATATACTACTCCTGGTAGCCAAGACCTAATAGATATTGCAACTCAGCAAGAAAGTTTTGCAAATATTCCAGAGACTCCTTGGACTCCACCGGCTCCAGTGATTCCTGATATCGTTGTTCCACCTCCAGCAGCAGCACCGGAACCTTATGTAGAGCAATTTGAAGCACCACCGCCTAAACCTGCGCCAAGAAGAGTTAAATATACACCTCCAAAAAAGACAGCAAAGAGGAAGCCAAGTCAACGTGCGCCAAAGCGTACTGCTGTTCAAAAGGCAGTGGCACCTAAACCTAAACCAGCACCGAGGAGAGTTAAATTTACTCCGCCAAAACCAAAGCCAAAAACTCCTGTTAGAAGACGAAAAGGCGGAAAGCCAAAAGTTCGCAGAGTAAGTAAAGCGCCGAGAAGACCTGGCGGAAGATGATGACAGAACGACAAGACAAATTTATTGAACACTATTCCATAACTGGCAATGCTACTGATTCTGCTATAAAGGCAGGATACTCTGAGAAGACAGCCAAGCAGAAGGGATATGAACTTAAAAATATTTTAAGGGAACAGATCAATGACCAGACTCAAAAGGTTCTTGCAGACAAGATACCCTCAAGCCTACACTTTCTATCTGAACTGGCAGAGAAGGCAGAGAGCGAGAGCGTTCGTCTTGGGGCGATCAAGGATTTACTGGATAGAGCAGGGTTGAAACCTGTAGAGAGAATAGAACAAACTAACATAGAACAAATGTCGAATGAAGAAATCCAACGGGAACTCGACGCACTCCTCAAACACTAGGAAGTTAGAACTCCTGCGTGAGCAGAGGCAGCGTGAGAGGTACGCCAGGATTGATTCTTACGACCCTTACCCCTACCAGCTAAAGTTTCACAAAACAGGCTCAGAGGCCAACCAGAGGCTTCTGATGGCGGCTAACCGCATAGGTAAGAGTTTCTGTGGAAGTATGGAATTGTCCTATCACCTGACTGGTTTGTATCCAGATTGGTGGGAAGGGAGAGTATTCAAGCAGCCTATCATAGCATGGGCTGGTGGTGTATCAAACGAAACGACAAGGGATATTGTTCAGTTTGAATTACTGGGTTCCCCCGATGACCCCGAAGCCTTTGGTTCCGGTACTATACCGAAAAACCTAATAATAAAGACTGAAAGGAAACCAGGGGTTCCAAACGCAAAGAGCGTGGCACTTATTCACCACGTTTCCGGTGGGAACTCATCTTTATTTTTTAAAGCCTATGAGATGGGTGTAGAGAAATGGCAGGGTCGTAGTGTAGATGTGATATGGTTGGACGAAGAACCATCCAGAGATATCTATTCTCAGGCCGTTACGAGGACATTAGATCGCAGGGGGATGGTTTATATGACCTTTACCCCAGAAGCAGGGATGACAGAGACAGTCGCATCCTTTATGAACAACCTTCAGAGTGGTCAATCATTGGTAAATGCGACATGGGATGACGCATCTGAGAAGATTTCCTCCATGAATGGGGAGAAAGGCCACTTAAGTGAGGTGGTAATGGAGCAGATTCTCTCCTCATATTCTCCACATGAGAGAGAAATGAGAAAGAATGGCAGGCCTTCTATTGGTTCTGGCCTTATTTTTCCTCTAAATGAGGAGAAAGTTATGATTGATCCCCTATATTTGGAGGATCATTGGCCCAGAATAGCAGCAATAGACTTCGGATGGGACCATCCTACCGCTGTAGTGTGGTGTGCTATAGACACAGAAGGGGAAATGTTCTATGTTTATGACTGTTATAGGGCATCCAAGGCCAGTCCTGCGGTACATTCAGAGGTAATCAGGGGAAGACCTCACTTTATCCCTATTGCCTATCCACATGACGGAAATAGGCGAGATTCTATGGGAAATCCAGGGCTTGCCGACCAATACAGGAACTTAGGATGCAACTTTCTCCTTGAACACTTCACTAATCCACCTGCATTAGGTAATAATAAGGGTTCAAACTCTATAGAAGAGGGATTAATGGCAATAATCCAGGCTATGGAGGGGGGTAAATTCAAGGTATTCTCTACCCTTGGCGACTGGTTTGAAGAATTCAGGATGTATCATAGGAAACAGAACAAGGTAGTTCCTTTCAGGGATGACCTTATGAGCGCAACAAGGTACGCCTTCCAATCTCAGAGGTTTGCGGTTGCTGGTAAAGATCCAACATGGACACAAGATGTCGAATATAGGAACTACGGAATTATTTAATGGCAAAGATTACTGAAGAAGAGCTAGTAGCCAGAATACGGAGTGAGATCACTGACTCTATCGGCTATGGTGATACTGTTTCACAGCATCGTGAAAAGGCTATGGAGTATTATCATGGTCAGCCTTTTGGAAATGAAGTAGAAGGGCGAAGCCAGTATGTAGACTCTACTGTTCAGGATACTATAGAGTGGATCAAGCCTTCTCTAATGAGAGTGTTTGCATCTGGTGATGAGATGGTTAAGTTCTCTCCTCACGGCCCTGAAGATGTACCTATGGCTGAACAGGCCACAGATTATGTGAACTATGTATTCACTAAGGATAATTCTGGTTGGGAAATACTGTATTCGTGGTTCACTGATGCTTTGCTATCTAAGAATGGTATAGTCAAGGTATGGTGGGAAGAGTATGATGAGGCCCAGAGGGAGGAGTATACGCATCTTGATGATATGGAGTTTAATCTTCTTATCAGTAATAATGATGTAGAGGTTCTTGAACATACTCCCTACCAGGAAGGCGAGATGGAGATGTATAATGATGTGGTAATCTCCAGACGCAGGTCAATAGGTCGAGTAAAGATAGAGAACGTACCACCATCTGAGTTCCTTATCTCAAGGGATGCTAAGACAATTCAGGATGCCAGGTTTGTTTGCCATAGAGTACAGAAGACCTTATCTGAATTAAGGGAGATGTATCCAGGCCAAACTCTTGATCCAGAAACTCTTGGCTCTGGCGAGGATGATGACTTTACTCTCTTCGGGGAGAAGGCAGCAAGGCATGAGTTCGATAATACGTTCCATTTTAATATTGGTGAAAGCGAAACAGAAGAGGCTCTAAGACAATACTGGTTACATGAGTCCTTCCTGCAAACTGATTACGATGGTGACGGGCTTGTTGAACTTAGAAAAGTTTGTACTGTTGGAGATTATGTCCTTGCGAATGATGAGATAGATTCTGTTCCCTTTGTTTCTATTACCCCTATAAAGATACCGCATAAGTTCTTTGGAGTGTCTGTTGCTGACTTGGTAATGGATCTTCAACTCTATAAATCTGTATTGATGCGTAATCTTTTGGATAATATGTATAACCAGAACTTTGGCAGATACGCAGTCTTAGAGGGGCAAGCGAATTTGGATGATTTGCTCACGCAAAGACCAGGCGGTGTAGTCAGAGTCAAGTCACCTAATGCCGTGATGCCGTTAGCGACTCCTCCACTAGAGCCTTACTCATTCCAGATGCTAGAGTATCTTGATGGAGTAAGAGAGTCCAGGGCTGGTGTGTCGAGGATGTCACAAGGCATGAATGAGAACGCCTTGACTTCGCATACCACGGCTACTGCTGTTAATGCAGTCATGGGGGCAGCGCAGAGTAGGGTAGAGTTAATTGCCAGAAACTTTGCTGAGACTGGCGTAAAAGATTTAATGCTTACTATCTATACTCTACTGATGAAGAATCAAGATCATCAGAGAGTAGTTATGCTAAGAAATCAGTGGGTTCCTGTACGCCCTGACTCATGGAATGATAAGATGGATTGTACTGTATCTGTTGCCTTGGGCAGTGGAAATAAGGATCAACAGATGATGCACCTTTCCAGGATGTTGCAGTTTGCGGGAGAGGCTATGAAAGGCGGATTAAAGATTGTTACTGAACAGAATATGTATAACCTTGGGGCATCCCTTGTAAAGGCAATGGGATTCCAAAACGTTGATGATTTTCTGACTAACCCTGCAAATGTACCACAGCAACAGGGGCCATCTCCACAAGAACAGATGCAGCAGATGGAAGTACAGATTAAGCAGAAGGAGTTAGAAATCAAAGCTGCCGAAGTGCAAATTAAGGCTCAGAAAGTTCAACAGGATGCTCAAGAAGCTGCCGTAGATGCACACTTGAAGATGGAAGAGTTGAAATTAGAGCGTGAACAGAAACGAGCCGTAGCCATAGGAGCCACATGAGCGACGATCATAGGGAAGAAAGAGCAAAGAGCCTTTTAAGTAATCCGCTGTTTAATGAAGCATTTGATGAGTTAAGAAAAGATTTAATGAATCGCTGGGAATCCAGCGGTTCGTCAGAGTTGGAAGCTAGAGAATCAATCTGGCTTGCCATGCGACTGCTTGATAGACTTCATGGTCATATAAAGTCCATAGTTGAAACAGGACACATGAACAAGGTCATGTCACAGCAACACCCTTTCATCTGATAAGAGGAATTTAATTATGGCGGATAAGCAACCAGCCCCGCAAGCACACGAAGACCAAGCACAACCTGGAAGTTTATGGGAAGCGCAATCGGCAATCCTTGGATTATTGGAACCTGAAGAGGAGACACCAAAAGAAGAGGAAGCCAAACCTGAAGAAAGTGAAGAGTCTACTGAGGAAACTCAAGACGCAGCACCGGAAGAGGAAACTGAAGAAGTTGAATCTGAAGAGGAAGAATCTGAAGAGGAAGACGTTTCAGAAGAATCCGATGAGGAAGAAGAACCTGAAGAGGAGGACGACACACCTGAACTCTATACCGTAAGGATAAATGGAGAAGACCATCAGGTAACTGCCGAAGAACTTGTAAAGGGGTACTCTCGTCAGGCGGATTATACAAAGAAAACACAAGAGCTAAGTCAGTACCGCCAGCAACTGGATCAAGCATCACAGTTCTACCAACAAGAAGTTGCAGCGACTCAGGAGGCTCGACAGCAGTACATAAGTTCTATAGCGAACGCAATACAATTAAATCATTCGTCGCTACAGGAATATGAGAATATTGATTGGGAGCGGTTAAAGACGGAAGATAAGGAAGAATACCTTACTAAACGTGACGATTACCGTGAGGCCCAGAATAATATTGAAAGACTAAAACAGACTTTTGATCAAGAATCCCAGCAACAGTATGCTGCCGATCAGCAGCAGTTTCAGCAGTGGGCGCAAGTTGAGCACTCAAAGCTGGTAAGCATTATACCGGATTGGGGAGTTCCACAAAAACAACAAGCGATTGCAAAAGAGCTTCGTGAGTTTGCGGTTACTAAAGGATTCCAGGAAGAGGAATTAAAACAACTCTTCGATCATCGTTCAATTCTTATTTTGATGCAGGCAAAGGCTTGGGAAGACGATCAAAGAAGAGCCAAAGGTATTAAGGCTAAGAAGATCAAGAACAAGCCAAGGGTTGCTAAAAGTGGAAAGGGTACTACTAAGTCTGACAGTTCTAAATCAAAAAGTACTGCAAAAATGAAACGCTTACGGCAAACTGGTCACGTCGATGACGCAGCCTCTTTGCTGGAAGATTTATTTAATTCCTAAAAAGGAGATAACAAATGGCTATTGCTACAAATACGTCACTGACTTATAGTTCAGTTGCTATTCGTGAACAATTGTC